TCGTGCTTCATCTAATTTTTCAATTTTAAAATTTTCCTTACCGTGTTTTAATATTGATCTATGTAAATAAGAAGTACTACCTAATTTTGCTTCATAAACATGATGATTAAATCTTGTGTTTATATTTTGAATAGTTAAACCTATATAAAACTTACAAGTTATTAAGTTTGTTATTTTGTAAATAATCATATTTTAATATTTAGTTGCATACTAATATAACGTATTTTACATTAATATGCAACTAAAATATTTAATATTTATGATATAGAACTAGAATCTAAAATTAACTGAGCAGCATCTGAAGGATCGCGAAGCATGATACCACATTCTGTCATTGCTTCAAATGTGTATCCATCTACTGAACTTGCTGATGAACCATTTTTCTTAGGTCCGTAAGGTCCGTACATTCCTTCAATGTATGTAGTTACCATCTCACGATCTTTAGAGTATACTTTTTGGATATTAGGTTCTCCTTTGTTGTAAGATTTAAAGTTTAAGAAAGTTGCTTTGTAAGACTCAGCTGGTTTACCAGTTTGAGGGTGTAACAAACGATTTCTTACTACGTCATTATAAGGTTTGTATTCTTTTAATGTAATTTTATCACCATTTAAACCAGTGTAAGTCATAAACTGTCCACCTAAAGCTAAATCTTGACCAGATCCAGTAACAAATTTGTCACCTGTGATTTGAGTTAAAGTAGCTGTTTTGTTTTTCATAGCTTGATCAAATAAGTTCATGAACTCACGACCACATAGTGCAACGTATTCACGAGGACCATCTTCAGTACCATTGTATGCTAAATCTGACATGAAATCACGAATTGTTTTTTCAGTTAAACTAGTATATAAACGTTTGTTACCTGGAGCAATTTGTCCTTCTAATCCAGCACCAGAATAAATAGTATTTCCTGAAGCACCTTTTAAGTCAGTTGTTCCGTTAGACTTAATGTTAGATTCACCAAACATTAAACTAATTTCAATTTCATCCATGAATTGCTTCCAAAATTCCCACTCAGCATATTTTACCCAAGTGTTAGTTTTTTCATTAGTTTCAGGATTTAACATAGAGATAACCATAACACGACTGTGAGCAGCACCTGTTACTGAATATTTCTTACGTAATGTAGACATAAAGTTTTCTAACATCATTGGTGTAGCATAGTGAGTTTCACCAGATGTACGAGAATGATCATGCTCTACTAAGTTGTATTCTTTAGATACTTCTTTACCTACTGTTAATAAAACTGCAGGAACAGATTTAGTGATATCAGCTGTTACCAATTGACATACTAAGATGTAATCAGCACCATCATAAATAGGCTCAGAAATTACACGAGCTTTGTATTCAGGACTATCAAATAATAATACGTCACCTTCAGAAAACCATTTTTCATTTACTCCGATTTTGAAAGTTGTAGCATTAATACCAATGTTAGTCGCTGCATCAAATGCTGCACGAGTAATAGAGATTGCTTTACGAGAGTCACCAATGATATTCCAACGATATTGGATACCATCAATTTCTTTAGCTTTACCCATTCCACCTGTTAAGAAAGAAAGAGCATTTTTATAACCATTTTGTTTGTTATAAATACGAGTGATAACTTGGCTAGCTATAGCAGGCTCAGTTAAAAAGAAACTTGACAAGTGAGAGTCTTGTGTAAGACCAGCATGCCAGTTCATGTTTGTTATTTGTAATGGACTAATTTGCATTTTTTGTTTTTTATATTAAATTAATAATTTGTGTTTAAATCATACCTCTTGTTAAAGCTTGCTTGAAGGCACTAAAATCTCCAGTAGCTCTTTGGTCATTGAAGTTATCTGATTGACCAGATTTCATTTTACTTCTACCATCTTTAACATTTGACAATCTACTAGCTAGTTCAGAGTTAACTTTTGTTTTAACTTGTCTTTCTAACTTACTAAGATCCCAATCATTCATTGCTAAATAAGCATACATGTATTGAGCATTAGTATTGGTTTTATTATGTTTCTGTAATCCTGTTTCACCAGTTTTATCAGGCTTCATCATAAAGTCCCAAAGGTTATCTTTCATTTTAGGAGTCAACTTGAATCCTTGTATTTCTTCTTTAGCATACAACTCTGATTTAAAAGAATCATATTGTTGTTTTGCTAAAACTCTTTGATCAGCATCTTGTTTCTTTTGTTGTTCAAAGATTTGATCTTTGTAGTTCTTTTCATAAGCTTGTAACTTATTCAAAGCACCTTTAGCTTTCTTTTCTAATATACCTGAAACTTCGTAAGTATCTATTGTTTCATCTATATCTTCATCATCTTCTCCTTGAGCTTTCAAGTATTCCTTTAATACTGTTTTTTGAGATCTCTCATCATCAATATCAAAGTCACTCCAAGAAGCATCTCCGTAGTATACATCCATAAAGTTCTTTGGATTACCACCTGCTTCAATGAATTCTACTAGTTTGTGAACATCATCTGGTAAACTATTTTTGTAGTTTTCCACTTCACGTTCAACTGTATTACTCATTAGTTTTTTAAGACCATCTTCAGAATCTTCAAAAGACTCTTCGTCATAATCTACTAAACCTTTTTCACCTAACCAGCTAGCAAACACTTTTAAATTAGATCCTTCTTCAGAATGTACTTCTTCTTTAGGTTCTGCTTTAACACGTTCTTTAACTTCTTCCTTTGGTAGATCTTTAATAACCTCCTTAACAGGTTCTTTAAAATCACCATTGTCAGGTGTCATGTCCTCATCCTCTTGCATTAAGGGTTGAGCAACAGAGTTATTTTCTTTAAACTCATCAGAATATTCATCTGAGAATTGCATTTCTAAACCATCACCAAATGGTGTATCTAGAATATTTAACTCCTTTGGAGCATCTTCATTTTCCTTACTCATTTTTTGCCTTTTATTAGTATTATACTATAAATATAACTGTTTTGGTTATTGTGTGCAACAGTTAAAACCCACATGCCTTATTATCTTTCTATAGCTTTAACACTATTTTGTTTTTTGAGTTTTTAAAAATTTACCTAAAATTTATTAAATAATTATTTTCTTCTCCAATAAGTATCTGTTTTTTCAGTTTTTTCTGGCTTACTAAATTCAGCTTCCCAATCTTTAGGTATTCCCATTGTACTAGTAGGTATCTCTTTATTGTAAATTCTTTCACCTTGTTTTACTTTCATTTTAGGATGAGTTAATAAAACAGGAACTTGAAGATTAGTATTTGGATCATTTCTCCAACCTATTCTTCTATAACCAAAATCTTTTGGTACCGTTTTTAATCCTGGTTCAACAATATCTTTAGGAACACGTGCTTCAATAGGTATCATTTTTTCAGGTAATTCAGGTGGTTGATATACATTGTGTACTACTGGTTTTTTATAAACATTGTAAAAATCTATATCACCATCTGGAGCATTTTGTTTTGACCATTCAGTCTTAATAGGTTTTATTATTTTATTTTCACTTACACCGTTAAGTTTTTGACTATTTGTTAAATCAAGATTTTTATTTTGATCTTTCCAATATTCCTTTTTATTTTTTTCAGATTTATCTTTATTCCATTTGTCTAAACTACTTAATACTTTTACAGTACTATTATAAGCATTTGAACTATCTGTTTCAGCTTTGTAAGCTTTATCAAATAATTCTTTATTAGTATAAATATCAGTTCTAGTTTTTTCTTTTTTTTCTGGTAAAACAGTATCCTTTTTAGGATACGTAGGTTTAGCATAAGGTACAGAATACTTCTTTAAATATTCTGGATTATTTGCATATGAACGATAGTAATCTGTAGATTGAGGTTCTTTTTTATTTAATTCTGTTAATCTTTTTTTTGCAGCATTAAATTGTGGTTCATATATTTGATTAGGTATATTTTTATTAAACCCTGACTTAAATAAAATTGTACTATCATTGTATGCTTGTACTTTTTGAGGATATGAAAGTTTACCACCATCTCCAAATTGTTGAACACCTCCGTATCTATGTTTATCTTCTGGAAACAATCCTGCTTCTTGTCCTGTCAAATAATCTCCCATTACTTGATAAGCTTTACTATATTTATTATTTATAAATGGTGCAGCTTCAGTCATTAAACTTGCGGTATTATGAGTATCAGGATTTTTAACGTAATCATAAACAGATAACCCTCCTTCTACAGCATTGGTTAATGGAGCAATTGGTGGAAATAAATATTTAGAAGATGCTATTATTATTTTTCCTGCTTTTTGTCCATTATTTATTTCTTTTTTAACTAATTCAGGTTTTTTTTCTCCTAATGTTTTAAATATTTCACCTGCTCTTTGTTGCATCTTGTAAAACTGAAAAGGGTTTAATCCTAATTTAGGTATTTCAGTTTGAATACTATCTAATTCTTTTCTTAGATCTTTATAATAAGCATCACTTTTTACATAATTTTTTTGAGCTTCTTCTTTTAATGTTTCTGATTTAATGGCTTCGATAGACTTTACAGGAACACCATTATTTATAACAACATTTGTATTGTCTTTTTTACCTCCATTATCAAACTTTTGATAACTAGTATTATAGTCATTTACCATATCACTATAGGACATTTTAGGATTAGCCTTTTTATAAGACTTCATCAAATCCATTCTATCTTTTATTGGTAATTTATAGTACATTCTTATTTATATTAAAAGTATCATTCTTACATAATCTAACATCATTACTATTGTAATGTTTTATTACACCATCTTTTTCAAGGGCTACAACAAATACAGTATTTTCTTGTGGACCATAATCCATTAAGAATAATACTATACCATCTCCATGTGGAGTTGTTACCCACATAACTTGTTGTAACTCATGGATG